TTCGCGCGTCGTAACTGTTAATCCCGCTGATCCTTTCATGTCAAATGTGCGATCTGACACTCTGGTACTCGTATTTGATGACATGGGAGCAGAAACCCCACAGACCGCTGAGACAAACCTGGCTCGCATGTGGTTAGACACTGGGAACAACGTCGTCTCATACGCTAGGAAGGCAGATTTGCAAGACAAAGGAAAATGTGTGTTTAACCACGTATTACAGTTGGGAACATCAAATTTCTGTAATGGTGGAATGGACATGTTTGGGACTTACGGTGCTGCCTCAGCGCGACGCGGTACTCGAGACGAATTCAAGCTCAAACCTGAATATTGCACAAGCGGTAAGATTGACGGACAAAAGGTCCGCGCTGATTTTGGAGATGATCCTTTCCCTGATATCTATTATATTACAGTGCGTTCTGCCGTCGAAAGTACATCGAATGCCGGTGATTATTCCTGGGTATTGGAACAGTTTGAAGGACACGCCATGGGAAATGTCGACTACAAGACGTGGATGCGATACCATACCCATATGATGGACAAATACAAGGAAGAGCAGAAGAAGCTTGTTAGCAAATCTCGTACTGCACCCAAAGACGTATGGCTTTGTCAGCGCTGTCGCAATACCAATACTCTTTGTGCTTGCGTTGATGGGCCAACCAAAGATGCCCCTCCCCCGCTACAGAATCAGGCTGGTATATCCTACTTGTGTGTTGCGGTTTTCTTGCGAACTCTGTCTGCTATATTTTGTGGCAGTTTGTGGGGATATGAAGAGTACTTGGTTGCTCTCACTTCTTCACAGATTGTAACTCTTATTACTCATTTCCGTAGGTCTATGTTTTCGTGGTGGTATGTGTTGGTTCCTGACGTTGTTTGGAATATTCCGATGGTTCAGCGTTATGTGCGCAAAATCGTAATGCGACGAGCAACTCTATCGCTTACATGGTTATCCACAGTCTTCAATTCTTTGTCGTTTTCCTTACTGCTTTATCTCATCATATACCCTGACTATTGGTATATCTGTGTGCTTGCATGGCTGTTGCTTTGGGGTATCTTTGCTCTGATTGCACATGCAACTTCTCAATATATAGCGTGGAAGATAGCTACTTCTCGAAGGTGTTTTGCTGAAGCCACTAACGTTATGCGTGATCCGTTGATTGCCGCGACGCTAGTAGGCGGTGTGTTCTTGGCAGTAAGAATTATGTACCGTGCATATGCTTGCCAGCAACGTCTTTCACCACAAGGTACTTTGCAACCTCGATCATTGAATGATATCTTGTCTCGCGACAAAGAACCTGATATGTTGAAGGAACATGAAGTTACACCTCTCCCAATTTCCGATGCAGTAGAAGGACGAACCACTGTAATAGGAGACATGTGCAACCGAGTTGGAACTAACCTCGTGTATGTCGAGCGTGTCAATACTATTAGTGTTACTGTGAGCAATGGATTATGTGTAGAAGGAAATCGTATTTTGCTGCCCTATCATTTGATGACTGATGACGTGCGAACTTTTAGATTTTGGAGATCGGGAGTTGGAGTGAAAACTGGATTGTTTCAGGCTAAGTTTTCACGCAGCGATTGTCAGCAACTTGGAGATCAGGATGTGTGTTTAGTAAGTGTTCCACAATGCTCGCCTGTAAGATCGATTCTTCCATATTTGCCTGAGGATACTGTCGCCGAGACTGCCGCCTGCCTTGTTCACAAAGATCGAGAAGGAAAAGCGACAACAGCGCCATGTCTCGCCAGACTCTCGCAACATAGCTTTGATGGTGACGTGATGGTACCAGGCTACAAATACCAACTACCCTATGATACTTTCAAGGGATTGTGTATGGGTACTCTGGTTGCCGACAAGAAGATTCCATTTGTAATAGGAGTTCATGTGGCTGGTCAGACCGGAAAACCAGACGGATTTAGTGCAATTCTCACCAGACCTATGTACGACGTGGCTTTGTCCAAACTATATGCTGCTCATCCTTCAATCCTTCCTGCTGTCTCTGCTGGAACTTTAAAAACGGAAATGTTTGGGAAAAAGTTTTTTGAGGGAGCTAAGCTACACCCCAAGTCTCCATTACATACCGTAGGAGGCAACGTCAAAGCATATGGGTCGTGCACAGGACGGGCTAAATATTATAGTAAAGTGGAGCGGTCGGAAATTGCTGATGACGTCACTGAGATTATGGGATCTAAAGATGAGTGGGCAGGTCCTGCATTTCACGAAGGAAAAGCGTTTTCGGATACTTTGGAACATCTAGGAAATCCGACGATCGGAGTATCACAGACCGAATTGGATAGAGCAGTCGATGATTATGAACTCCAGTTGCAAGATGCTTTCCTCCCCGAGTACACAGCAGACGTTAAGCCGCTAACCGATGTAGAGACTGTTTCTGGTATTGATGGGAAACGTTTTATTGATGCAATGCCTTCTGGAACATCAGGGGGATATTGTCTCGAAGGTCCGAAGAGAAACATATTGATTGATCTTGAACCGGATGGTGAACATGCCTGCCCGCGTACTTTACCAGACTATGTGTGGGACGTGTACCACGAGTGCGTAGGGCGGTATATTTCTGGTGAAAGATGTCATCATATCTTTAAAGCGTGTCCAAAAGACGAGGCGACTCCAATTGGGAAAAAGAAGGTCAGAATTTTTGAAGCTGCTTCATTGGTATCCCAAATGTTAATGCGCAAGTACTTTTTGCCTATATTACGTATGCTTTCTCTGTTTCCGTTATTATCAGAGTGCGCCGTCGGCATAAACCCATATGGACCTGAATGGGAAGAGCTGCAACAACACATCGCGAAATATGGGATCGATTATATCTTGGCTGGTGACTTTGCCAAGTATGATCTGCGCATGGCGGCACAACTGACCGGAGCTGCTTTCATAATTCTTATTCGTATGGCTATGAAATGTCCTGGATACACTGCCACCGATATATTGATCATGGTCGGAATAGCCACTGATATTATATATCCTACTATTGCCTTCAATGGAGATTTGATTGAAGTCGGTGGTTCCACAGCTTCCGGACATAATGGCACCGTCTACATCAACTCTATCTGCAACTCCATTTTGATGCGCATTGGATTTTTCCGCCAATATCCGAACGCAAAAGTGAGGTTCAGGGAAGCGGTGTCACCCGCGACTTTTGGAGATGATTTTAAAGGATCAGTCGCAGCCCCATACCGCGATTTTAACCATCTTACGTACCGTGGCTTTCTCTCTTCCATTGATTATGTCCTAACTATGCCCGATAAGACTTCTGAACCAGTCCCTTTCCTCAAGGATAGTGAGTGCGATTTCTTGAAACGCCACAGTACGTTTCTCCCGGAAATAAATTGCACAGTAGGAAAGTTAGTCGAAACTTCCATTTTTAAATCACTCAAATGTATCACACCCTCCGCTGTTGAGACTCCCAAGGGGGTTTTGGCTTGCAATATAAATGGCGCTCTTAATGAGTGGTTTTTATATGGTAGAGATACGTATGAGATGCGACGTCTACAATTGCGCCATATCGCCGAAAAACATGGGTTCTCACACATGTGCAGTGGTTTGCAAGTAGACTTTGACGATCGAGTTAAAAAATGGATTGAGCAGTACCGTTCTCCACCGTAGAGCGGTCTGTTTCGAGTCGGATACTCGCTAAAAATGTCCCTCTGGCCGCAGGCACGCGGCTATTCGCTAAAGATCCATATATGTAACTGATTACTCGTTTTTATATTGTTTTTTGTGTCTTGTATTCATATTTTTCGTGCTTTATATATATTCGCATCCCGCGGGATACCCTATTTAGGGAGGAGTAGCGACCAACCACAACACACCTGTATATTTCAAATAATACTATGTATATATAGAATCAAATTGTATTTCTAATTCTAATATCAATAAAATTTCTCTGGTTCCTGGAGCAAGCAAGGAACAAACCGCGACGTTCGCGGAGCAGAAGAACGTATGGCAAGTGGCGCCGGAGAGCGTCATGGATAGTACA